TTCGTACTCAGCGTTCTGAGATTCGACTCTTACGTATGGACGTAGGCGAGAACCTTTTTGTTGCAAGAGGTGCTCAACGTTAGCTTTGTATTGTTGTACAAAAGCTGTAGTTATTTGAGTTGACATATAAATGTCCTCCTGTTATTGTTTAACTTCTCGCAAAGGCTACCCTTCCGGACCTCCACTACCCTAAGCCTGGGCACACAGCTACGGACTCGATGAGCTACCCGTAATTCGGATTATATACCTTATTTATTTATAATTACACTGCCTCTTCACTGTCTGGATAAGCATAACTAAATAAATATTCCATCTTTTTGATTGCTTCAGCATGGCCTTGTGCTTCTTTATCAGTATACTGATTCATAAAGTTAGGGTCACGTTGTAGTCTAGCAATCTCTTGTTGTGCAGAGTCAGGTGTCATTTCAAATGATCTAACTTCACCAGGTTCAGCACCTGCTTCAGACATCATCTTACCTACCTTAGCAAATAATTTAACAAACATAGGATTATCACCTTGTCCTGTTTCATCAAACCATTTTAATAGCTCTTCACCACCTAATTCTTTAGCAGCACGTTGTGATAAATCTACAGACTCATCAAATGCTTTACCAAGATCTTTTTTAAGTTGTGTGTGCCATTCAGATCTCATTTGATCATTTTGACCTACAGCTTCATTATACTCATTACCTAAATACTGTAGATAACCTGTATAAAGTTTATTAGCTTGAGCATTAGTTAAACCTGTTTCATGCATAAGTTGTTTCATTGCAGTATCCATAGGTTCTGAATGTTCAAAACCATCTGGTAACTCAACTTTATCAAATTCATATTTTTCAGGTCGACCTAAACGATTATAAAATTCGTTCATTTCATCTTCTGATGCATTAGCCCCTGGTAATACTATTTTATCAGCACCTACCATTTTTTGAGCGTTTATATATGACTTAGCTAATCCATTTAAGTCTTTAATGTCTGCTAAACTTGGATCGCCTGCTATTTCTTGATCTATACTAGATCTCCAATCAGCTGAGCTACCCGTGTCTGCTACCGGTGCTTCTACCGGAGCTTCAGTCTCTACGGACCCTGTTGATTCTTCAACCATTATTATTCTCCTGCATTAATTGCATTATTTCTCTAGGATCTCTATTACAAAATCTTAGAATTGATAGTATAAGTCTACGTTGACCTTCACGGTGTGCAGACTCGTAAGGATCGCCTTGTACATAAGTTGAATCATGTATAAAGGCTATTTTACACAAATGCTCTAGTACGCGTTCTCCATCTTTAGTAGAAAACACAGCTCTATAAGCATCATGTAATTCGTTAAGTTTCGGTTGTTTCTGTGCCACCTAATATTCCTGCCGCACTGGCATCTTTAGCAGCGCCTGCAAGTTGTTGTGCTTGTTCAGCTTGCATAGCCGCTTGTTGTTGTTCTTGTCGTTGTTGTCTCATTTGTGCTACACTTTCTTCTGACATCAATGTTTCCATTGGAGCATCAAGTGTACCATGAGCCCATTTGAACGCACCATCAGCATCTAAGTTATCAAATATTTCTGGTCTGATATTTGCTAACGGCATTATTTGTTCCATGAAACGACTAAAGTTAAATACTGATTGTGACCTCTGAGCTCTTGCTACAGGTGACACATATTCAACTTTTAGTTTTGCGCCTTGTATCTCTGGTGGCGGAGATGCAATAGCTTGTCTTCTTGCCATAATGGCAAATACACGATCGATCAATGGTCCTAAGAACTCGGTTTGTAGACGACCTACCATCGGGCCTAGGAGTCGCATTTTTTCTTCTTGACGTTGTAAAACTTCTGTTGCGGTCATTTGTGGACCGTCTTGTCTCATTTGTAACCAATCAACATGGAATGTTTTTAGTATGTGGTCACGTCTTGAGTCTATAAAATCTAAACCAATATCTGGTCTTGCACCATTCACTAATGGCTCAATCTTATCTTGAGTACCAGATCTATAATAATTCAGACCCCCGGGTACCGTCCTTAGCGGTAACATGAAACCGTCATCAGGTACTAAGAGTGGGGGATCAGTGAGTTTCTGAGCAGCCCTAATGACGGTCTTGGTCATTTCGTTTACCATTCGTATGTCTGGTAAACATGTCATAGCGGGGGAACGACCATAAATTTCACCGGCGGTCTTAGACCATCTAGGTACTAAATATGGAAACTCATTAAAACCTGATTCATCTAGTAGTATCTTTTCTTCCATTAATACATAACAACTACTAAATGGCATTTGTGTATTCATCTTAGTTTTAGGTGAATATGTATCTCTTGGTTCGACTGCATGAATGCAAGTGAATTCTTGATGTGGTTGTTTATAAGACATTTCAACAAATTTTTCAGGTAGTTTATCACCATACATTTGTACAAGTTGTCTTGCTGTATGTTTATACTTACGATATAATGTATCTACTCTACCTTCTGAATCTTCAGCTATATAGCATTCAGCTAAGTGAAATGTTCTAAAGTTTATAGGTCTACCTGGTCTGTCTTCTACATACATAACAGCTGTACCATAAGATCCAAGGTCTAAATATAATTCATGTACTGATGTAGTAAAATTAGATTCAGGTGTATTAAACACATCATCAAACATTGTCTCAGTTGTACCTTGTAACCAGTTACGTACTGATTGGCTAAGTATATCGTTGACTCGTGGTATAGTGAGACTAAACCATTGTTCTGCAGATGATGTTAAAAATCCGTGTAGTCCACTTGCTAACTGTTCATTTGCTAGTGGTGCTGTAGAATCAAATACTTTATCATAACGTGTACGATCACCTTTATGACGTTCTATAGAAAAGTCACCACGACGTGGGTTTACAAAGTCTGTACAATCCTGCCATAGACTTTCCCAAGGTGCTCTCATTGATTCGAGTTGACCTTGACGTTTTATAATATGATCTACTTTTGTATCCATTATGATTTTTTATTCCTGCTTGCAAATGATGCAGCTTCACCCTTACTGCTAAAGCCCCATGCTTTAAGTGCCAGTGCTAATCTTGTTGGTTTACCTTTGTCATCTTTCATCGGGCCTTTCATACCTGAAAAACGCGCAGCAAATGATACGCGTCGACCGTCAGTACCTTTACTTTGAGGTGCTTTTAAGTTATGACCTTTTGCATTATAGTACTTGCGGCCTTTTTCATTTAAGCCACCTGATTTATTTTGATGAGCTTTTTTAACCATTATTTTTTCTTAGCAGTCTTAGCAGATCTTGTAAAGTCAGCTTTTGTAGGAGCTCCTTTAGCACCTGGTTTACGCATCTTCTCCCCAGAGCCTGCTTTTATCCTTTTACGTTTTGCATGTATGTTTGCGTATAGTCCTGGTTTTTTTGGCATATTAACTCTCCGTACCTAATAGTCTTTTTCGTTTAACTTTTAAATCTGTATCTTTTAATCCTTGAGGTCCTGTCAGCATAGTTGATCTTCTAGATGTTTTACTTTTAGATGTTTTACTTTTAGCTTGTATTTGTTGTTCAGGGCTAGAACCTGATTCTACTTTAAGCCCTGGGTTTAAACTACTGACAAATGCCATAGGCATGCTGTCCTGCAGTTTCTTTGTCTCTGCTGGTGTATAATCTTTTAGGCTAGTCCCTTTCTTTAGTGCACCTTGTGCAATTAGTTGATCTACAGCTCTTTGCATTGCACCCATATTAACTCTCCGTACCTAATAGTTTTTTACGTGTTATTTCTTCTTCTTGTAATCCTGCGGCACCGGTCATAATTGTAGACTTTCTTCCTTTTTTAGCAGCATATGATTTTTTAACCTTAGCTTGTGCATCTGCAATTTGAGCTCCGGTTTCTGGTGCTGTCATCACTGGAGCTTTTGGTGCTTCAGGAGGTGCTGGCATACTTGGAGCCTTAGGTAGAATACCTATTGATTGAAGTGGTTTTGTTACTATTCTTGTAACTGATCTTACTGCGCTACCCATTATTTACCTCCTTATTGTATGTATGGCCTGTCACTGTATATCCCATCTTTTCATAGAACTTCTTAGTTCTTTCAGGGTTAATTCCAGTTGACGTTGCCGGGTTTAGTCTTTTTGCGCCCTTTTTTGCAGCCCATGTTTCAAAATCTCTAAATAGTTTGACCGCAGCTACCGATCCTCGTTTTGTCTTATCGACGTAATATGTGAGGTCTGACGCATATAAGTCTTTACCAAAATAGTACTCTGTTATGAAGCCAATGAACACCCCTATTATCTGATTATTATGGACTGCTACCTGTACAAATTGGCTGTGGATACAGGTAAAGAGTAATTGTTTAAGTTTTTCTGGATCAAAATCAAGGTCTTTGAAATGTGATTCTTGGTGCATTTTATAACCAAGTTCTATAATTTCCTTGATATCACCAGGTTCAGCTGGTCGTGTTATCATGCGAGTATTGAATAGTCTCCGTCTGCTAGACGAGGTAGGTCCTTCATACGCTGGTCTTGTTTATTTCTCATACCAAGTGCTAAATACCTAAAAGCATCACAAGCATGACTTGTCCAGTCATGTAACGGTTTATCCTTAAACGTCTTGTTCTTTTCGTCAAAGTCTTTACGATATTGACGTAGTGCTTCGATAAGTAAGCTACACTTGTCTTCATCAAAGTAACAGCGTGGTAATATAGTCCTTGCGGCTTCAATACCATCATCTATCCTTAGATTCGGTGTTACTCTAAATCTGATACCAAGTTCACGGGCAGATTCTAATCGACTGCGTCCTGTACTCATTTCACGCACTTTAATGTCGTGTGGGGCGATGTGGTCCCCGTATACGTAATCTTTCTCTCTGAGTATCTTAGCGTAATGTGCTAGACCTTCTCCTGAGTTTTCATAGTAGTCGATAATACGTATCTCATTATAGTGGTGCTGGAAGAAGATAATACTGGTCGAGTCTCCCATACCAAGGTCCCACGAGGTGTGGACATCGAGTAATGGATCGTACGGTACTTTAGTAATACGTTGGTCTGCTAGGGCTTTTGCCATGAGGTTACCATAATATGAACCGACCAGAGGAGCATCAAATGAACAGTAAAACTCTTGTTGGATCATCTCTTCAGGCATACCAGATTCGCGTTCATCTTCAATAGCGTCTAAAGACACTGCCTTAGTATCTTCGATACTCAGTACTTGACTAAACCACTTCTCATTCTTACGTGACATATCAAGTAGATCGTAACCGTGGTTACGGCCCCTAGCTGTATAAATAAATACGGCCCAGCCGTCGTTTTCAGCAAGTATCGGTCTAATATATTCCCAGGCCCTTGGGTCTTGGACCGAGTACTCAGAGAATATTACTCCGACTGGGTTGGCACCTATCAGTCTGTCAACGTTGTCGGTACCAACAACTTGGTAGATAGAGCCATTTTTCAGTGTTAACCTCATTTCCGTATTGTTCTTGCTTTCAACAAGTGGTTCTGGAAAGTGGTCAATAAACTTGCGACCGTCCCTGGTCATACCGTCCCACGCGATCTTTCGTCCTTGGTTATATGTGGGAAATAAATGCCAGTATAGTCCTGGTCGTTTGAGGGCTGATACTACGCACCAGTTAATACTTGCTAAGTCTTTGCCAGCACGTCGATGCCATACGGCAACTGCACGTTTACCGCCGTCTTCTAAAAATTTCCAAAGTGGTAACTGATAGTGACGCGGTTTCCAATCATACGGAATCCTTATCTTCATCTAAATCAGCGTAGTTGACAACTTCTATTGTCACATCTCCTGTATTGTGCTGTTCTACGGCTTTACGTTTCGGTGCAATATACTGAGCTAATTCCTTAAAACACTGGAATTTAAGTTCAGGGCTTGTAGTAGGGTCTGCACTAATCATGGCCATACCCTCAATAGGATCGACACCTAGATCATCTAGCTTTTCAGTTAACTCTCTAGAACGTTTATTAATCGCTCCTTTCGGTCTACCTGCACCTGGTCTTTTGCCACCTTTGTCTGCCATATAGGTATTTATAACATTTATTGCTTGTGTTGTACACATTTGTTATCGGATTATGTCTGATGGCAAAATGGCCCCGATAGAATTTCTGGGTTGGTGTTATGCCTATTCATTTGGTGCATTACGCCCCCCGGGGCCCTAATGTGGAATAAGCAAGTACGCAAATAGGAGGTGACTTATGTGGTATCACATAATGATCGTGGTAATCTGGACCATGATTGCAATCGTTGCAATACATGGATAATTAACTAACAACAGGAGATAACTATGCAACATCGTATATACGAAGGCATAGGTCCATACGACGGCAACGCGTACATCATCGAAGATGACGCGCACGCTGACGGATGTATCTTTGTCTGCGCACTTATGCATGATGGA